AGCCAAAAATATTAGCGCGGCTGATTCTGGGCTTTTCTCTATGGAGCCTAGAACAAAAAACACCATGAAGACCCAGCCAACCCAGTGAAACCATTTCATATCTAAATCCTCTCTGTTTGCCTATATACAGCCTCGCCAATGATCTCTGTTGCACTGTTGCAAATCTTGCGCCCGTAGCGGCGTTGGTCTGGGTTGTCACTTGTAAGCCACCACATGCCATCATCGCGTACAAGGCGCTTAACCACAATTTCGCCTTCGTAATTCACCAAGAATGCCGTTCCATCCTTCGGGGTGGTTGACATGGTGTTGATGATTATCAAATCATCTTCATACAAGGCTGGGACCATGCTTTCACCCTTTACTCGCAAAGCCAGCATCTTCTCTGGCCTGTAGCCCTTCATCTTGTACCAGTCAGCCCGAAATACCACCGGCTGTCCATCGTCTTCTTGCCCGTAATCCACTGAAAACCCAGATGCTCCAGCCTGCGCTTTTAACTTAACTCGCCTGATGGCTGGGTAAAGCGGGTTGTTGTCTAGCGCTATTTCTTGGTTTGTTCCATCACCAGCTGCGCCAGAAATCAGATCATCGGTACTAACACCAAGTAAATGGGCCGCTTGTGCCAGGTTCTCTTTTGAAATACGGCCAGTAGCAAACCAGTTCGACACAGCGCCTGGGCTTACCTCGCAGTGAGCCGCCATAGCCTTTGTGGTCACTCCACGGTCGCGCATTAGCCGTTTGAGCAGTGTTCCTATATGCATTGCTAAATTATTCACGCTGTCAACATAGCATTGCTTGCAATTAAGATTTAGTAATGCTATATTCATGGCATGAACTTAAAAGACTACACAGAGGCGCACACCCAATCAGCGCTCGCCAAATTGATTGGTTACGCACCAAGTTTCGTAAACCAGTGGGTTAGCGGGACTAGGCCCATTCCTATTGAGGCATGTGTGCTCATTGCTGATGCAACGAATCAAGTTGTAACTAGGCAAGAGCTTCGCCCTGATGACTTTTGGCTGATATGGCCAGACCTTAAGCACCTAGCGCCAAAAGAAGCCAAGGCCGCGTGATGGCCTCTTCTTTCATTTCCCGCAATTCCCATGCGACCCCCTTTCTTCCAGTTGTTTCGATGACTGGACTGTATGCCCAGTCGCACTCCCAACGGTTCCCAACAATTAGGAGCGCCAGCGAATGAGCAACTTTGAATCATTGAATGACGCTCTTATAGACGCTGTAAAGGCGTTGGGCGGCTCCAAGCAAGTCGGCTACATCTTGTGGCCTGAAAAGAGCGTAGACGCAGCGCAGCGCCATTTGCTGGCCTGCCTAAATGAAGACAAGCCAGAGCGTTTGTCGCCTGACCACTTGTTGATGCTGCTGCGTTTGGCACGCTCTAAAGGCCATCACGAAGCGCTTTCCTACATCCTGCAAGACCTTGGTTATGCACCCACACAACCCATAGAGCCACGGGACGAAAACGCAGAGCTACAGCGCCAATTCATTGAGTCCGTTCGTCTACAGGCTCAGATTCTGGAACGCATGGACAAAGCAGCCTCACGCATGACTGTGAGGGCTGTGGCATGAAACACGCTCTAGCCCTTGCCGTAGCTCTCCTAGTCGCTGGCTGTGGCGCTCAGTCAAAGCCGCTGAATATCTGCCTGCAACCGTCAGACCGCACAGAAGTAATGCGCAACTGTGACAGCACTATCCAGCCACTGCCAAGCGCTGGCAACGTGGTTGATTTCGTCGGTAAGCAAATGCTGCACGCTGGCAACGTGATGGGCTGGATTGGTCAAGGCGAATGGCGCAACCAGAACTACCGCGCAATCATTGCCGAGTTCACCAAGTACCCCGGCAAGGTCACGCATGTTTACGTTGCAGATGAAATCAACCTCTGCCCAACAGGCCCATGTATTGGCCGCGATGACGCACTGGTGAACGAAGCGACTCAGATTGCCCATGCGCACGGCTTCAAGACTGCCGCAACGATCACACAGAGCGTGATATTCGCGCCCGGTTTCAAGCTGCCAAACGTGGACGTGATCGGCGTTGACCCGTACTACGTGACGCTAGACCCGAACCTGAACATGGGCGGCTGCAATCTGAGCAGCAACGTCATTGCAAATCAGTACCTGTGCAGCGCGCAGAAGCTGCGCTCACTTGGCTACACCGGCCCGATGGTCTATGTCGGCCAAGGCTTCGGCCTGACCAGCGACACGCACGAATACCGCTTGATGTACCTGCGCCTACAGGCTGAGGCTTATGCGCAATCTGGTGCTGATGCAGTAATGAGTTGGGGATGTCACTTAGGCGCTCAAGAACTTATCAATGAACCAAATTTAGTGCCTCTCTGTGGCACTCAATACGAAGCGTTAGTAACACCATAAAAGGAGTAAAAAAATGAAAGTTGAACCTGGGGATGTGGCTGTAATTATTGACCCGATGTATCACGGGAAATTAGTTTCCGTGCATTACGCAATGCCGCAAGGTGTTTTTAATTTTCCAGACGGGTCTAAGGGCTCAAGTAACGGCGTTATTGAGCCTACATGGATATGCGAGTCACTTTGCTCAAAAATCCAAGCGCCCACCGTAGGCGGTGGTCTCCGGCCAAGTCGATATATCTCTATTGTTGATAGGAAATTACGCCCCATCCGCAACGAACCCGGCGCAGACGAAACCCTTAGCTGGAAAGATGTTCCGCAAGAGGTGAAGGCATGAACTTCGCCAAACCTCTAGGCCCTTTTGCGATCTTGTACGAACCACGCAAGACACCAGCACCCGCGCCAATCAAAAAGAACAAATACAAGACCAAGAAAGAGCGCTCAGTCATCGCTCTGGAAACGCCAGCAGAACGACGCACACGCCACGCAGCAGAGCGACAGGCAGTGATGGCCGCGATTCTGCGCAAGAACCACTATTCCGAGATAGCCATATCAACCCCAGGCGCAGCAGACCGCGCTAACGCACTACGGAGAGCAGCTATATGACACAGCACCAAGCATTGGGCAAATTGTTGACGCGCAGAAGAGGCGTTACAGCAATGGAAATCATTCAACTGGTCGGCACGGTATGTCCTCACAAACGCATGAGCGACTTGAAGGAAGCTGGCTGGACTATCACCAAGCAACCAGTAGCGGGACAGACGTATCACCGCTACTACGGCAAGGCTCCAGCGTCTTGCAGACTGGTGAAGTAGATGGCGAGAATCCGCACGATTAAGCCCGAGTTCTTCACAAGCGAAGACATAGTGAGCCTCAGCCCATTGGCTAGATTGCTTTACATCGCTTTGTGGTGCGAGGCCGACAGAGAAGGGCGCTTTGTTTGGAAGCCAAAAACTTTCAAGATGCGCTACTTCCCTGCGGATAACTGCAACATCGAAAAGCTGTGCGAGGAAATCAGGTCTCTAGGTCTTGTGATGGTCTACGAGGTCAATTTTTTGCAGTATGGGTTCATCCCGTCTTTCCATGCTCACCAGCACATAAACCCTAGAGAACAGAAAACACAGCTACCAGACCCACCTGGAAACGTATTTACCACGCGTGAGGCACGCGACAGCGACGCGTCACCACGCGACAGTGACGTGCAGGGAGGAAGGGAAGGGAAGGGAAAGGAAGTAATAACACCACGCGTCGATGACGCTGAGACAAATCCCGGCTTCGCCAAATTCTGGGAGACATGGCCGACCAATGACAGGAAACAAGCCAAAGGCAAATGCCTGGACGCTTGGAAAAAGGCGAGCGCTGAGCGTGACGCTGCATTGGTGATCGACCACGTTACCGCGATGAAGTCGAGTCGGGAATGGTTGAAAAACGATGGTGAGTTTGTTCCTGCTCCACTGGTTTACCTGAACCAACGGCGATGGGAAGGCGCAGAGGCGCGGCCATCTGTCGGCATGTTTGCAGGGGCCATCTGATGCGAGGCCATGAACAACTGATCGCAATGCGCAAGGCTGGCAAACGACCCGCCATCGTGTTCATCAATGACTTCCCTTGCAAAACAGATTGGGCAGATTGGGGCGACCACGCAACGGTTTGCGTAGACGGCGACCAGCTATCCAGCCTTGACATGCGGTTTGTGGTCGGCATGACGGTAAGCGTTTCCAGCACCAGCGAAGCCCGAGCAAAGCGCATAGCTGAGGCTTGCAAGCAAGCAGGAGCGCGAACAGTTGCAGGCGCACACGCAATCCGAATCAACGATTACCAAACAACAACAGGCTGGGCCGACATATGGCAAGCCCCTGAAAAACAAGAAGTGACAAATGGCTGAAATTCTTTCTGACGACATCGACTTTTCGGCGTACCTGCAGGACACGGATGCCAAGTCGAAGGTAAAGCCCGCAAGCGATTTTGTACAAGACGCGAAGGCTCGGTTGCGCTCGCGCGCCAAGACAAAGCGCGTGTTCCTGCCATGGCCCAAGTGCAACGCAAGTTTTGAGTTTCGGCGCGGCGAAGTGACCACATGGGCTGGGCAGAACGGCCATGGGAAAACGGACGTTACGACTCAGGTTGCGCTTTCGCTGTGCGGCCAGGACGAAAAGGTTTGCATAGCCTCGTTTGAAATGAAGCCGGTAACGACCATTGGCCGCATGGTGCGGATGTTCAGCCGGAACAACCAGTTCCACGATGCCTATCGCTCCGATGAAGCAATCACGGCCCTGGATGACGATTACGACATGTTTGGCGACTTTTCTAATGGCCGCCTATGGTTGTATGACCAAACTGGCACAGCGCGCTCTGACACCGTTTTGGGGATGATCAAGTATTGCGGCAATGAGCTGGGCATAACTCATATCTTCATTGACTCGCTGATGAAGTGCGTTAGGGCAGAGGATGACTACAACGCACAGAAAGAGTTTGTCGATCAGCTTTGCGCCATCGCCAAGGACTGCAACGTCCATAT